CATCAGGGTCTTCTAGACCGTCTTCGTTTTCTTCTGGGCTTTCATCGTCTTCGTCACCCTCTTCAACCTCTGTCTCGTTAAGGTCTTCGGGTGTTGCATCCTCATCTTCGACTTCAGATAGGCTTTCGCCGTCGTCCCATCGACCTAAGATTGCGTCCGCTGCATCGTCAATATCTAATGCACGGGGCTCAGAGCTAGTATCTTGCACGTTATTCATGGTGCTACTGGTCCTCTTGGCTGTTGTCGCCATTGTTTAACTGCTGCTGGGTGATGGTATCTCGCACCTCAACTCGCTGTTTGATTGTGTTGACCACGTCGACTAAAGCTCGATAGTGGCTATATGCGCTCTCGCGCTTGTCCTTGTCTTCTGGCGCTGTGTTGACAAATGTCTGAAACGCTTGATCTACAAGTTCATTGATGACGGAAGTGAAGGCGGGGCTCTGTAGTAGAACCTCCGCCTCATCTCCCGCCATCACAAGTTGCTCTTCTTGTGACGGCATTGGTTTCCTAGTGTGGTTGTTACCCGTTTGGTGATGCAATGGCGCGAACGTCATCAGCGGTACGTGCAATCTCAAGTTCTGCGAGGTTGACGTACTCTTTGTGTTCGTGCTGGGCTTCTTGAAGGTCCATCTTATCCTTCTGTAGTGCAAACGACTGCTGTGCTTTCAACTTGTCTAGCTCCAGTTTCATCTGGGCCATCTGAGCATCAAACTGCGCCTTCATCTCAGCAACGGCTGTCTGCCGCTCTTGGATTTCTAGCTGCTTCTGAGCCATCTGCATTTGCATCTGTTGTGCTGGATCGGGTTGTGGTGGAGGTATCTGCGCTGGGTCTGTTAGTAGATCAGCAACATTCTTGATACCGGACTTCTCAAGGATCGAACCTAGCATCTTGTACTTGTTCTCAGGTGAGTACATTTGTCCAATCGCTGGGTCCGCTGAGAGTAGTTGGTGGAACGAAAGGTACTTCTGTACCAATGATTCTTGATCACCATATCCAAGGTGAAACTCTACTTGTACGTCACGCTTGCCAGCCCACTGTGATGGGTTGATCTCAACGTATCGTCCGGCGAGTTCTACGATCTTCTCTTCGCTCTCATTCTCCACGACCAATTGGTACACAAGTGAGAATAGAGGCTTCAGAAAGTTGTTCGCAAAGTTACGCGCGATGATCTTTTGTCGCTGCTGGGACATAGTCGCCAACTGCTCAATCATGGCCGCAGAGTTTTGTTTGCTCACTGCGTCTTTGTTTAGACCTTGGGATAGTCGGGAGACACCAGAAGTATCCTCCTTGTCCTCGTCTAGCATCTGGATGGTCTGAAACACGTATGGGTTCAATGATGCTTGAGGCATTGCGTTGATAGCGTCAGGGCGTGTCACGTTGACGATGCCGCCAACCCTATTGTCGATCAGTTCCCGTGGGTTCGTTAGTCCACCTTTGACAACCGTGTAGCGCGGGTTGTTCGTGACCATTGCGTGGTCGAGGATGGAGCGTGTGAGAACTGTTCGTGCATTCTGAATGCCAACGATCTTGTCGGCAAAGTTGTTACCGTGGAAGGCATGTGGAATCGGCAGTGGAACGAAAGCCACGAAGGGCCTGCGGTTGACGATCTCTTTCTCTAGCAAGACGTTGGACGCCTTCACGATGCGGTAGAGGTCAGTCGTGCCTGTGCCTTCAACGTCAAGCTCCATGTAAGCCTCAACAACAGTTACCTGCCGTGTCTGGCGTTGGTAGCTTTGAGAGCCAAAGCCGCTGTCAGAACCCACGTCATCAAACCGTGCAATAACCTCTGGGTCGCTGTTGAAGTCTGTGTCCTCGTTGTCAGAGATGTCTGCCACAGTGTCTTCGTCGTAGCCCATCGCAATGAGCTCTGAGATTGTCTTCTTGGTGCGATGGGCACAGAAGCCGACAGTGTCTAGGGACTTAGCTTGTGGTTCAATCAAGAACTCTTCGGGGCTGATAGCCTCTACACGTACTTGGGATGTGTCACGGGTAACGCGAAGTTCACCTGTGTATAATCCAAAGTCGTCTTCAGTGACCTCTTCAATCTCGACGTTATCCTCAGCCAACAGCGCATCAAGTTCATCCTCCGTGAGGCTCTCGACGTACTCTAAGGTACTCTCAGACTGGGTTTCCCAGTAGACCTTACAGACACCTGCGCGGGCAATTAGACCATCATGGATGACTGTCTGCATGACCTCAAAGAGGTTGTTCTGGCGGTGGAGGACGAAGTCTGTGTACTCAGTGCAGACCTCTGCCATAGCGACATCTTCTTGCCCCTGTGGGGAGAAGCGCATGGTCTTGTTGCCAGTGCTAAATGTCTCCAGCAAAGCAGCCTTCATACTCTCTACAGCGTCATACACATCTTGGCTGACGTACTTGCTGTTTCCATCATGGGCAGGCTTGGGGAGGTCAGCACTGTAGTAGCGCATGACTTTTCGGCGCTCACTTGAGAGTGCGCTGTCTGAGTAACCAATTGAACGCCGTAGGTTGGTGTCCACGATTGAGACGATCTTTTCGTCATCAAGGCTTTTGTATTCTTCTTGTGATTTCATATCTAAACCATCTCAATGTAATAATCATCGACTGCGTCTATGGGCTCCCAAGCATCCTCATGGATGTGGTTTGCTAGGGCCAAGCTCATTACACAGTCAGCGAAGCATCCAGATTCAGCTTCCATACCGCCACTCTGTGTGACGATGTAGGTAAGCATCTCTCGGATAGTGACCTTATCGTTAAGTTCGATCTTGCCCTCTCGAACAGAGGCTCTGAGTTCATCAATGATCAAAGGTTTTGTCTTGGAAGTTGTTGTGAAACCCAGCTTGAGGGTTTCCTTTTCAGTCAACTTGTCCACCTGCACCTCAGTGTAGAAGTGTGGGTAGGCCATGTCTTTCCCAAGACGGGTACACGTCAAAATGCCGTGGCTGTTGTTCTCTACGATGATAAAGGCAAAGTTGTATAACTCGCCTAGCTTGTAGAGCACTTCAGCAAAGTAATCTGGGTGTACCTGCGCACGATAGGTCGCAACCTGACGCCTCTTACTGTCGAGCACCTGAGCAACTGAGTAGTCACCACCTCTGACACCCATCGCAACGTCAGCACCAATTGTGTACTGTTCGCCCGGTATCAGGGGGTGATACATAGTAAGCTCACCACGGACGTTCTCAAGCCACTCATCGCCCTCTAGCGCTAGGCGCTTTGTGGGGTCCACAGCCTCGCTGATGCGGGCATGTAGCGTCTCTGGAGCAAACACTGGGCGACCAGTTGTCAGGAAGGCTTCATCAGGCTCCGCTGGGTACTCCTGCTTGAACAAGTCGATGCCGTTCTGGGCGATCTTACGTCTGCGGAACATTAGCTGCTCATGGTCCAAGTCAAACTTCTCTGCGATCTCCTCTTCCTCTGGGGTGATCTCAAAGTTAGCTGGTGTTGGCTCCCTGTACTCTGGGTCCATGAACCAAGGAATAAACACGGGGATGTAGCCGTTAGAGCCATCCACAGCGCCCTTCCACAGGTCGTAAAAGATGCCAGAGACACCATTAGCTGTGCTCTCGACGAAGATAGCGGTTCCGGGCTTGTTAGGCACAGCCTGTGTCATGCCGTTCCAGTTCTCTAGAGCCGTAGAGCGCTGCCAGAAGGCAAGCTCAGAGGCATGAACGTGGGTTAAGGTCTCACCACGACCAATGCTCTCACCGCCCGCTGTAGCAACAACATAGGAACTGTCGAGCACATCAAAGGTAAGCTCTCGGCGTGATGAATACTTAGTGTGGGGCTTGAGTAGCTCAGGGCAGTTCTCATGGTAGCGCTTGGTCATGTCAAAGAGAGCACGGGTGCTGTCAGAGTGGTGGGTGACAACCAGTGCCTTACAGGCTTTGCGCTGGGACACGTTGAAGTACAGGTAGCCGCCCACGTAGGTGGATAGCCCCTGCTGACGTGCCTTGAGGATGATGATGCGAACCTTGCCCTCAGTTGCCATCTGATCATCCACAGCCTTCTGTAGGATGCGCTGGGCTGGCTTTAAGTTCAGTTCCTTGATGTCGCCATCTTTTGTTCTGATCTTGAGTGCAGACTTACTATAGAAGTCAAAGTCGTCGTATAGCTTGCGTCGGATAGCTTTAAGTTTCGGTTCCATCGTCATCAGTGTGCTCTTCTTCGTTAGGGTCGGCTACTAAGAGCGACTCCAAGAAGGCTTCAGCTTTACCAATGGTGACTTCGCTCTTTGCAGCAGGTTTTGTCTTAGTGAAATCCAAGACCATACGTGCGGCTGTCAGGCGGTCACGGTTTTGTCCGGGTTCGCGCATGATTTCGACGGCTGCTTTGAGTGCCTCAATGGCATACACGTCATCAATTTCTTCATCTTTAGCCATGATTGCTACTATCCTTTCAGCATCTGCTTTCGCTTGTTTTCGGATGGGAGTGATTGCCTCTAACGTATATCCATCAGGTGTTCCCTGTGGCCTTCCGCCATTTTTGCGCTTTTTTGTTGACCACTGCTTTCTTAGGGCCCTCCCCTCCTCCGTCTGCATCAGTGTCGAGAAGTAGTGGTTTCCCTTTGCCCTTGCCATGTTGGGATGCGTTAGTTCCTTTTTGGGGGACTTCTTTCGGGGGTTGTGGGGTGCTCCTGACATCTTTTACTCCTAGTTTGCTTGAGATGATTGCTAGTGTTTCTGGGCAAGCCTTGCAGAACACAGGCGCTGGTAGCGCTGGGATCATTTCAGCGAGTATCTTGGCCTTCTCAGGCGCAGATAATGCGGAGGATGCCTTAATGTCTTCGATGCCCTGTAGGAAAGGCATCAAGTCAAATGGTGTTTTATTCACGGTGGGGGTGCTTCCTTAAAGTTGTCTGAGGCCCCACTGTTGGGGGCCCCATGTTCTTTTAAGCTGAGAGTGCGCCTCTAGGCTGCTCTTCATCGTCCTCTGTTGAGGCAGCAGCAGCCATAGCCATAGCTGTAACCACGGCAAGCACTGTAGCAAATGGGTGGCTGTAGAACAAAATCTTGCCGTTGTTAGCCTTGTCAAACTCAGCTTTGATCAGCTTTGTCATCACAGGCATCACTTCTTTGGCAAGTTTAGGATTCATTAGATACAGCAGCATTGGGTCCACAGAAAGCTCTGCTGTCAGGTTTGTGTAACTACGAGTTTTCCTGAGCCGCGCTTTATGTTGAGACAAAAGGTTCTGTAGCGCATACTTTTGGACAGCATCTGTGCCATCGTATGAATCTACCTCCTGCTGCAAAGTGCTTAAAGCAGTAATGAACTCACCTAACTGCCTTGGGGGAATTTTCTCCGAAGGGCTTTTTTGTGTATAGACACTACCTGCTTCTTGGAACGATTGTATTTCCTTTATGGCAGGATGGTCAGGCTTTAGGCTGTTCAAAAGTGGGGCCATAACAGAGTTGTTGAAGCTGTTAGCGCCCACAGTGTCAGAACTATTATTCACCCTGTTTTCTACCTTTGTGACTCCAATCGGTCCAACACCATCCATGTTACCTTGCGTTAAAGAGTGGCCCATCTCATGCAGTAGTGAGTGTAGGGCCTCAATTTTACTCGTCTTGGTTCCTTGAAAGCTCCCACCCGGCTTGATGGAAAACACTTTGGTACTAAAGCCTTTTATTGTTGGCCCCCACGAATGGAGGGCTGCGGTGCCTTTACTTGATCCAGTAGTCTTTTGCAGTGCAGTGCCGCTATTCATCACCTTAACAATGATACCTAGAGCGCTGGCAACCTCTAAGGCTGTGTCAATGTCTTGGATGCCATCCTCATACTTTGAACCCTTTTTACCAATCTCAACTACAGCCTTAGCTTCAGGAAGTGCCTTCTTTACAGCCTTTGGTGTGGCCTTCTTTAGGGCAGGTTTTTTAGAGGCGGGAACTTTAGGGCGGGCCAATTGAATGGGTCGAGGCTGTTTATTAGGGGGTCCTGATAGGACTCCTCCCGCATTTCCTTGTCCACTTGGTCCATCACCGCTTTTAGGTGTGGGGGTAGTTTGGGCGGTAGGCGTGGGGGTTGTTTCATCTTTCGGTTTCCCCTTTGCTCTAGCAGCGGATTGCTGGCCTAATACACGTGTAAGATAGGGCCCCAAATGCTTTTCCGCAAGGTGGGGCTGTTCCATACGCGACTTAGCGCTCTCAATAGTGGCCTTCAGCGCTGTAACTGGGTCAGAACCTAAGTTCTCAGTCATAGTGTCAAAGGCATCCTTTAAGATGGTCTTGTCACCAGCTGATACAGATGGATCATCAAGCATTCCCTGCCGCAAGCCACCAAGGACTTCCATGTTTGACTGCTTGCCTGCCTCAGCCTGTGGCGAAAGAGCACTCTGTTTCTTAGAGGCTTTTGTCTGCCCTTTAGGCTTCGCTGCTATGGACCACCCATCTCTAACGAGGTCGATGACAGTGTTTAGCGGCTTGCCAACCTTAGTCATGCGGCCCGTCAATAGCATCTTGCGGTATTCAGCAATGGCATTCAGTGTGATGGGCTGGTCTGCGTACTGAACTTCAGCCGCATCTAGAACACGTGCAACCTCAGCGTCTATGGATGGTGCATCTAGTCCTCTTGCGCCCTTATGCTTCTTCTGGATGACCATAAAGAGTTTTCCACGTGGGGACTTATCATGTGGGTCAAACCCGTTCTCATAGGACTGCACGTAAGCTGCTGCATTTGCTACATCTTCGGCCTCTTTTAGCGCAAGTTCTTTAGCCTTGGCACCGTCTCTAGCTGCAACTTTCGCCAGAGCTAATTGCTGTCTGGCAGCAGCTTTAGCCGCCATAGACTCTTGCTTTGCAGCAGCAGTAGCTTCTTTTAAGCGCTGGGCGCGACCTTGGACGGAAACACCTGTTACTGGGGCAAGGCCGTCTTTCTTTTGGTTCTGCTTGACGAAGCGGGCAACTTTAGAACGTCTGCCTGTTGCGCCATCAATAGCACGACCTCCAATTACAAGAGGAATCTGTGCTGCTAGAGTTGCACCACCAGTGGCAACGGCTGCACCCGCGTTAAGGTTCCCTGCGATTATACCAGATGGGTTAAAGGCACGACCAAACGAAGGCAGAGGGTTAAACTGATCAGTGAACTGAGAGATGCCACCCTTGAGGCCAGAAGAATATACTTCCGTCAGGATGTTCGACTTGCGATACGCTTGGGCTAACTGTTGACCTTCTTTGGTTGTGCCAAAGTTGTCCTTGATGAAGTCGATGTTCTCTTGGGTGACTACACTGGACACCTTGTTGCGGGCCTGCTTTTCAGCCGCCTTGAACTGCGACTTAACTTCCTGAGATGCACCTTTGAGAACATTAATCTTCAGTTCTGTTGTTGCAGTCTCAATGTCTTGCGCCAGTTTAGAGCGGGCAGCAGCTAGGGCTGCGTTTGCACCCTTTTGTGAGGAGGGGTCAATGTCTTTGAGGTTGTAGCCCTCAGTTT